CGGAGCCACGGGCGTGGAATGACGTCGACTCGACCTCGCAGTCGCGGGGGATTAGGACCTTGGGATCGCTATAGCGCTCGATGCCATCGGTGATCTGGTTTGCCTTGCGGTTGTAGATCAGTTGCGGATCGATGACATTCTGGATGGCACCGATACCGTGAGCGATGCCCTCCACAATCGTGTAGCGAACGGGGATGGCAGGCATCGCGCCGTCAGACAGTTTCGGGTAGCTCCCCTTCCACAGCCAGGTGTCACCGAAGAGCACCCCGTGGCGCCCGTCTCGGAAGTAGACATCGAAGGACTCGACGCGGTCCTTGGGAAGATCGCCTTGCTCTTGGTTGAAGGAGATCGATGATGCCTTTCCGATCAGCTTGGAGTATTTCGGATAGGCCTCCTTGAGGACCTTCCGCTTGTACAGCGAGCGGACTGCATACCACTCGGACTCCTCTGGATCGGTGACCCCGTCTTCCCAATAGAAGTCATAGGGCGACACCACCTTGGTGATGACCTCCTTGACCTTCGGGTCCCAGAAGACGTGTAGACCTCCGTTCCCTCGGCACACAAGCCATCGGATCAGCTTGTGCCACTTCTTCTCCATCTTCTGCGCCGTCCAGTACCAGCGCAGCGATTCCTCGGCAGCAGAGGCCTTGATGATGTTGTCGTAGGAGGTCCCCGCGGGCGACACGCCCATCGACGGGTAAACGACGGACAGCTTGCTGACCAGGGAGCGGTATGGGGTTATGAGCCTGTTGAAGACGAAGATTGACCGTCTCGTCTGCTCCCCGTGCTTCGTCGCAAAGCCCTGCTGGAACTTGCGCTTCGTCCCGCCCTTGATCAGGTGGAGGTTCTGAGACCCCTCGACGAGGAGGCCGCAGACGTCCCAGATGCGCTCAATCGAAGACCGGCCATCTCTGGCCTCGTTGAGCTCCTTGTCGAAGTTGTCTGGAAACTTGGCGTCATCTTCGTCGGCCATCTGGTAGGTGGCCGCCTGATCGGTAGCTGGTGGACCCATCTACTCATTCCTCTTGCGTAGATCACGCAAGAGGTTGGTGTCGGGCGGCGCAATCGCAGGCTTGTCTCTAAAAAGAGTCGGGAGTGCCGAGGCCACGCCCCCGACGGCTGGGGCAGCTTCTCCCGTCATCATCGCCTTGCCTGCGCCACCGACGACAGAGCCCGCAGCAAGCCCGAGCTCGGCGCCAGCCTTTGCGCCGGCTAGCGCGCCGCCAGGAACAGGCATCATCGCACCGATGGCTGCACCGAGAACGGGTCCGGCTACCTGTGCTGCCGACTGAAAGGTGTCCCCACTCTCTGCGTCCGAAGCCTGGCGCTGTGCGTTGAGTTGCTGCTGCTGCAACCGCTTGGCAGCGAGCTGCCGTGGGGAAAACGAACGAAGTCCGTCAGCCATGGTTCTCCCTGCGCTCTCGGAACAGGTCGGAGAGCGCTTCGACGTTGTCCGTGTCCCAGCTTTCGTGGCGACCTAGGCCATGCTCAACGACTCGAGAATCGGACTCTGCGTTGAGAAGGTCCTGGAGGTTCTCGACGACGACAGGTGCATCTAGAGCAGCCTGTCGGGCTTGTCGTGTACGCACATGCGACGTCAGAAGCATCAAGCCTCCGACATTGACCTGGACGGAGAAGAGGACAGCGAGCCAGAGCAGAATGGAGATCTGGTCTGGCACGCTGTCCTCCCTGGATCGCCTTCTAGGGCCGAGGGTCTTGAGGGGACGAGACCCCAGACCCTAGAAGGTTCGCCGTTTACGCCCCGTCGACCGCGCCGGAGAAGCTGATCCCCACGAGGATCGCGTTCGCCGACGGGTTCTTGCAGACGAGGTTGTAGTACCAGCGGAGGAACCCGCCCCAGGTGTCCTGGTTGGCCACCCTCGACATCACGTTGCCGTCGAGGTCGGCGAACCGGAACGGCGCCAGCTCGGCGATGCACCACGTCGACTGCTTCAAGTAGATCAACATCCCGCGACCGCAGTGGCGGGACGTCTTCCACGCACGACCGTTGAAGGTCAGCCCGGTGAAGCCCAGGTCGCCCTTGGCGGCGGCCTTCGTGTCGACGTTGAGCGACGCCGCCGTGTTCATCAGCGACGTGTACTCCTGGCGCATCGACGGGTGGGACAGGAGGATGTCCCAGGAGAGGCCCGAGGCGAGCTCGATCTCGTCCTCCACGAACTGCATCCGCTTGGGGGCGAGAGCCGAACGGCCCTGATCCCCGGTGGACGCCATCGTGTAGACCTGAGACTGCAACTCGTCCGCGACAGCGCCTGCCGTGGTGCGGTCCTGCCCGAAGTGCGTCGGCTCGGCGAGGTTGCCGTAGATCCCCTGCGGGAAGTTGGCGAGCAACCCGTAGCTCGTCGGAGCACCGAAGTTCGCCACGTCATCGACGATGATGGCGCAAGCGAAGCCCACACCGACGCCCGACGTGTCGAGCGCGTTGGTGAACGTCACCCGGTGGCCCGTCGCGTCGACGGCGGCAACCGAGTCGTTGAGCACCGTTGCGTAGGTGTCCATGCGGACAACCAGGCAGTCGACGGCAGCACCCTTGGCCACGCGGAGGTCGTTGAGGAAGTCGATGTCCCCGCTGAACTCCCACTGGTACGCGGCCAGGTTGGAGGCACGCTCGTGGACGAAGCCCACGCAACGGTTCCCGGTGAACATGAACCGATTCGCACGGTCCTTGACGTCGTCCTTGAGGAACTCCATCTCGTCCTCGAGGGAGCTGACCAGGGCGCCAATGCCCGAAGTCTTCGCCGACTCGATGGCGGGACCGGAGATCTCGAAGGACCCGTACATGTAACGGGCCGTCACGTTGAGGCGAACACGGGTCTGCTGGCCGGCAGTCGGGAGAGTTCCCGACTCGGCACGGAACCCGACGCCCGTGTTGCGACCGACGCGCACGGGAATGACCGCCTGGAGGCCGCTCCACTTGACCGTGGCCTTCTGGAACAGGTCCAGAGCCATGACCTCGCGGTTGAGCTCGTCCTGGATGGGAGTGAGGAAGTAGTCCTTCAAGATCGCGTGAAGCGTCCCCGAGGAGACCTCCGCGGTCGTGATAGATCCTAGAGTAGCTGGCATGACACTTGGTCCCTCGGGACCGGGGTACTATAGCCCTACGGCGCCCTGACCGAACTTTGCGATCAGATCTCGGCGCAGTTGGGCTCCCCTGCCCCTAATGGTTGTGGCCCCTTCGGGCTCGTTTTTTGGGTCGGAAGCACCACTCGGTGAAGACGAAGCACCCCCGCCAGTCCCAGAGGGTCGTGGCGGGGCGTCGGGAGGGGGTTGGCCAGCACTGTCGTTGGATAGGTATTCATCGACGGCCTTCTTTCCGATCTTGTCGATAAAGCCCTGTGCCATGTGGGCGAACTCCCCGATGTCGAAGTTGTCTGGATCATCGGAGCCGATGATGGCATCGGTGACCCATGATTCTTCGACGTCGGGGTACTTCTCCCGCAAGGCCTCGATCTCCTTTCCGAGGCTTGCCGAGGCCCGTTCGATCTCCACCTCTCGGATTCGACCGTCGTGAGCCCCAAGCCGCTCGTCGAGGCGCTTGTCGTAAGACTGGAACATCCCTCGGATCTCGTCCTGGGAGTACGAATCTTGGTCGCCAAGCAGCTCGTCAAGCCAGTGTTTGCCTTCCCCGCCCTCCGCTGGAGTCTCCCCCAAGGGTAACGGTGGTTGACCATCCTGACGGGAGAGTCCCTCCAGGCGAGCCAACCTCTCTTCAAGCTCCGACGTTCTGGCCTCTGCTGCGTCTGCTCTCGCTTTCGCTGCGGAGGCCTTCCTGTCGGACTCGTGTCTTGCCTCGATCTGCCGATTGAACCGATCTCGGAACTTCTTGCTCCGGTGATCTGCCTCGGTAGCCTTGATATCGTCGACTTCCGCTGGGGCGTCCGGCTCCTCCGCTGGCGCGTTCTCGGGCGATGTGCCCTCGTCTTCGCTTGCGGAATCTTCACTGGCGGCTTCCTGCTTCTGCTCTTCGGCCTCTTCGGCCGGAGGGCTCGTCGACTCTGGTGGCTCCACACCGAGAGTGCCTTCGCTGAAGGCCTTCTCGATGGCGGCAGCTCTGTTTTCGGCTCCTGCTAGCATCTCGAGTCTCCTGATCCCATCAGCTAGTAACGCCAGCGAATCGTTGGGACGTCCGGAGGGTATCCTCGGTGGATTCCACTTGACAAACGAAATCTGCGTGAGAACATACCCCAACTACGCAGAATCACGCAGGATGTTGCACAATGTTGAGCGCCGAGACCGACATGATCGACACCAAGACTGCCGCGAGCATCCTAGGTGTTCATCCGGACACGGTCCGAAGATGGCGGAAGGACGGCGTCTTCACGACCTATCGTGTGGGGAACGGCGTCAAGCCACGCATCAGGTTCAAGCGCTCCGAAATTGAGCACTACCTAAATACCCACATCGAATGAACGCCCGCACCTCCAAGATGATTAACAGTGCATCCGTCGTCTTCGGCATCCCCGTCAGGGCTCTCAAGCGAGCCTGGAACGGGTCGAACCGCCGCGGGAAGGCCATGTACAAGCAGCGGTGGACGGAGGAGATACGGTCTTCAAGCGGCCAGGAGAAGCTGCGCGTACACGCGAGCAACCAGGCCAATGAACTTGCCGAGCAGCAGCAGATCGCCAAAGATGGACGAGCTGCCGGCAGCGCAGCACTCGACAAAATGCTAGATGTCGCCGCCCGCAACAGGGAGAACGATGCCTGACGTCTCACGCCGCATGAAGGATATCCAGAACCCCACCATCATCTCGGGCGGTCAGACAGGAGCCGACAGGGGGGGCATCGATGCCGCCGTGGAGCTCGGACTCGACTGGGGAGGCCACTGCCCCGCAAAGTGGGAGGCAGAGGACGGAGAGATCCCGTCCGACTACCGGGAAAAGCTGAAGAGGACGAAGGCCACGGGCTACAAGGCACGAGCGCTTCAGAACGTCAAGAACGCCCAGGCCACGGTGATCTTCGTTCCTTCGGCCTCGTCGCCTTCACGCGTGTCCGAGCTCACCCTGGAATACTGCAAGTCCATGGACAAGCCTGTCCTCGTGGTCGAAACCCGCACCCCCTACGACCTACGGTCGAACAGCTACATGGTTCGACGCTTCCTGGATATCCACAAGCCATCCAAGCTCAACGTGGCAGGAACCAGGGAGAGCAAGGCAAACGGGATACAGGACCGGGTGCGCCAGATCATCGTGGGAGCGTTTTGCCTCGAGTAGTGCGTTGAAGTACCTTCTCTGCGGGCACAGGGTCGCAGGGGGAGGCGGGAGCGTCGCCGGGTTGATCACGGAAGACCTCGCCAGACCGTTCCGGACCCTTATGCCCACCAACGACCCCTACGCCAAGTGGAAGAAGTGCGCCTGTTGCGGGGAATGGTGGTGCCCGTTGCACAAGAAGCACGTCTTCGACTGCTCGTGCGAACCGATCACTGCATAGCTAGTATCTCGGACAAGTTCTCCGGACCCTGCTCCATGAGGCGACGAACGGGGTTGCTGTCGTCACCGAAGACCTCTTGAGGTCCGTCGTAGATACGACCCGTCGCCAGCTCCCAGTCCAGCATCTCATGAACCGTCGCCGGCCGACGTGAATGCGTGTTCTCGTGCTTCATGTACGAGATACGATCGACAGCCATGCAGCCCATCGATGTCGCCAAGATAAAGTCGTCGAACTGACCCTTGGCGTGCTCTGGGCGACCCTTGTCGTTGTACACGAAGGTGTTCACCTGGCGCATGATGCGATCGGCGCCCGATATGTCGAGCCAGCCCTCGTACAACCACTTCTGCATGCGAGACAAGGCCACGAGGCGGCTACCCTCCTGGGTGTCGTATCCGAGCCGCTTGTGGAACTCGCCCGTCTTCTTTCCAGGGACTCGCTGCCAATACCACCACGGGTACTTCATGCGTAGGAGCTTCTCGATGACGGCGACCCCGATGTTGTTCCTCTCGGGGTTGATCATCGCTCGATACTGCATGCCAAGCGCGAACAGGCGCTCGGCGAAGCTGATTGCTCCCACACCCTCCGTCCCGAGTGTCGCCACAACGCTGACGCGCTTCTCGTGGGTCACGTCGAGCACAACACCCGTCGACCAGGCGCCACCAGAAGCACCCGGTCCAGGGTCCGACCCAAGAACATACGTCCGGAACTTCTGCGGCTTCTTGATGATGTTGAGCCCGGTACTGCTCTCGCCAGAAGCCACCTCGATGTAGCGCTTCGTGAAGTAGGGCGTTCCGCCGAGAATGAACGCAAGGTCCGCGGTGGCCGGGAACTCCTGGTTGAAGACGTTCCAGTTGCCTCCGCAAAGAACAGACAGCGCCATGCGGACGAAGGCCATGCGCTCAAGCGACAGGAGATGGTCTCGCTGGTAGTCCCGCTCCCGCTCGTCGAGGGGGTGCTCGACGAAGTCGACGTATTCCCAGAGCTGCTTTCCAGTTTCCTGGTCGAGGCCGGCGTCTACCTTGTAGTAGCCATCCCGAACCTGGACACCCACATATCCAGGGTCTCGCATCCAGTTCAAGAAGTACTTCTTGTAGCGCTTGGACATCTCCCACGAGCCACGCTCATGCCAGAAGTCGAAGAGCTCGTTCGGTCCGTTCGCCGTCGTCTCGATCACGATACGGGCCGACATCGGCGCCGACGTAAGGATGGCGGCCAGCGTTGTCTCGAGGTTCTTGTACCGAGAAGCCTCGGACAGGTGGTAGAGCTGGAAGCCGCCCGACCGAGACTCCTCCGACTCGGACGTCGTCACGACAATGCGTCCACCGTGGGTGAACTTGAGCTCCCTGCGGTTGCTCTTTTCAAGCGTGAATATGTTCTTCATCCACTGCGGTAGCTTCTTGTAGAACCCCTCGTAGTACTTCTCGTAGATCTCCGTCGCTGACGGCTTCCTGTGGGAAACCACGATGCACGCGAGCATGTGGAACATCGAGGAGTGGAAGAACTCGGCCGCCTTCTCCGCTGTGCAGCCGAGCTGACGGGCCTTTAGGTAGACCTGGTACCTGTCGTCTTTGGCGTGGTCGCGAATCTCCCCCTGTACGGGGAGACGGTGCATGCGGACGATGTCGCCCTGCTTGTTGGGCAGGCGTAGGTAGGTTTGCTGGAAGTAGTCGAAGTCACGCGTGCAGCGGAGGATCTCCGCACGCTGGAGACTCGTCATCCGGACGGACACGGGGACACTGTACCAGAGACCCCGGAGAACGGCTCAAGCTCCGGGGTCTCCTAGCCTACGTCAGGATCAGGGACCGCCCGAGGAACGGCTGATGGCCTGTCCGTACACGATGAGGGTCTTCGCCGCCGCCGCGCCGTCAGCCGCCACCCCGATGTAGGGGACGAAGTTGACCGCGTTGGTCAGGGCCGCCGACGTCTTCACGAGGGACCCGTCGATGTAGAACCGGCAGAGACGAGACGAGTCGATGGCGACCTCGAGACGGTAGCGAGTCCCGACGGCGACGGCGGTCGTCCGGCTGTCAGCGGCGTCGTCGACACCACCGATGGAGGACACCGCCTGCCAGCGGCCACCGTTGACGGCGTTCTCGTAGCGGAAGAACGCCTGGTCCGCGTCCGTGGCCACCACCTCGGTGCTGGTCAGCTTGAGGCCCGCCCAGATGATGCAGTCCCCGATGTTGGCGCCCGTCTGGATCACGCAACCCCAGCGGGCCTGCTTGTCCGTGCCCCAGGTCCACTGAGCCCACGACGACTGGTTGGCGTCCTGGTGGGGAAGCACGATGACCTCGTCGCCGTCGGCGCCGTCGGTCTGCAACCGGATTCCACCCTCGGCGTCAAACACGACGTCGTCCGAGCTCGCGTTGGTTCCCGAGATCTGGAAGTCCGGGTCGGCGATCATCCGGACGGCCTCGGCGGCGTTCTGGATGTCGGCGTTGATGCCCGGCTTCCCGCGGGAGCCCGCGGTCCACTCGAGGGACACCCTGGAGGTGTCGAGGGCGTCCATCTTCTTGGCGGCCTGCCAGGCACCGTCCGCGTAGTAGTGGATCAGGCCCGTCGTCGAGCTCTCGTAGAAGTCGCCCTCTTCGGCAGTACCGACGTTGCCGGCCTTCAGACCCTTGTCGAGAAGGAAGTCATCCTGGTTGGAGAAACGCCAACCTCCACCGGACGAAGCACCCACGTTGAAGTTGCGTCCTGTTCCTGGGTACTGCTCGGCCATGGCCTTCTGCTCCTCGCTCGGGTAAAGTTGCACGAAGCCTACACCACCTTCCCCAACGAGGAAAGAGGGTGTAGGCTGACGCACGGATCGAATCGACTAGGGACTCAGATGCGCCACGATTCCAATATCGTCCAGCGGGCCAACAAGCCGATCATCGGAGAAGGCGCTCGCACGCTTCCGGTGCCGGCGAACGCAGTCGCCGGCACCGCAGAATCGATCGACGCCGACCTCAAGGCTGTGTCGGACATATCCCCAGGACAAACCGTCAACATCGGGTTCGTCAACCCTGCTGCCGGTGGGGCTCCCATCTACCTTCGGGACGGAGTCACGGCCGGCGCAGTGGCCGCCACTGCCGGCGCAGGCATCGAGATCGCCTCCGGCGAAAAGCTCAACGTCGGCTACCGGGTTGGCTCCGGGTGGCTCATGCAAAACGCGCACACGGTCTACCTAGCCGTCTTCGTGGGATAGGGTGTGAGTGTCGTCTTCAACGACGAGCTCGCAGCCTTTGCCTACGAAGCTGCCGAGTGGAACAAGGCCCTAGCCGCTGGTCAATACGGCGGCAGTGTAGGTCCCGTAGACGACCGATGGGACGACTTCAGCGAGAAGTTCCCTGGAGATGTCGCACGAGACGGGGCGAGGGCTGCGTGGACAGCCGGCGCAAGGAACATGGCGGCCGACGGAAAAACCATAGCCCTGAGCCCTGTGGTCGTCGACCAGGATTCCTACCAGGTGCCGACACCGGACGTGATCGACGGGTACACTTGCGGCTGGGCCGAACCCTAATCCAAGACTCAAGGAGCCGTAACGGTGCCGATCCCAGCACACTGGAAGCCGTGGCGAAGCCTGCCGGGATGCGACATAGCGCTGTCCATGGACACGAACACCTACGCGGCTGGGACGTGGACAAACCAAACCGGCGTCACCGTCGACTTCGACCAGTCCGTCGCAGGCAACAGGCCAACCGCCGGAGTCAACTACCTCGACTTCGACGGATCGGGTGACCACCTCGACATCACCTCCGCACAGGCAGCTCCCCTCCGGCCCATCAATGGCGGGTTCACGCTAATCGCCGCAGTTCGGCCTGATGGCGTCGTTGCGGCAACCGACTACATCTGCCAGTGGCGAACTGCCCCAAACAACGGGTTCCAGCTCTTCGCAGGAGCTGCAAACTACGGGTTCCAGGTCGACACGGGAGGACTTGGAGCCGTAACAAGCGACGCAGCTCCGGC